CCAGGTAGTCGAGGATCACCGCTTCGGCCTGATCCAGTTTCAGTTGGATGTCCGCGTCGCCGGGGTCGAGCGCGGCGGTCGTAATCCTGAGGTGCAATTTTGCGGTGGTGAGTGTGACAAGTGCAGCGGCCACTACTTCACCGCTCCATCGCGACCATCCCTGCCCCTCTTAACCATCAATGTCCATGCCTTCGACCCGTCGCCGGGTTTCGTCTCCGTCGGTTCGTTACAATGCCAAGTGCTCCCCGCCCATGTCGTCACGTCCCCGACGTCGTACGTTTTGCCGTCCACGAACACGCCGCAGTAGGTCAGGCCCGGCTTGCCGTCCGCGCCGTTCAACCCCTGGGGGCCAGGGTCACCCGGTGGGCCGGGCTGCACGGGCCTGACTTCGATGATGGCGACGCGCTCCCGCAAGCCTCCCAGCTCTTTCGTGAGCGCGTCGTCCTGCACGCGTCCTTCGAGCGAGGCCAGCCGCGCCTCCGCGACCGCGAGCCGGGTTTCGAGCACGGCCCGTTCCGTCCGGACATAGCCCTTGACGATCGTGGCCATCGCCGCGGCCAGTTCGTGTTGCGTCACGTCGTGGCCTCCACGTCCAACGCTTTCTGGAACTCGACGAGGAAGCTCGCCGCCTTGTCTTCGTCCACGGCGTCCGCGTCCTCGTCGTCGGCCGGCGGGAGTTGTGACTGTTGCGGCGGCTTCGCGAACGGATCGTCCGCGTCACGCTTCGCCAGCGCGGCGAGGCTAAAATTTTGCTGTTGGGCAAGTACTGACTTCCCGCCGGGCGTCGGCCCGAGCGCGTGGAACTTCCACCGCGCCTCATCCGGCGACATCCCGCCGCCTTCGATCGCCGTCTTCGCCGACGCCACCCGTGTCGCGGTGTCCATCCAGATCAGATCATCGATGTCGAACTCGACCCCGAGTTGGCGCCCCTCGATCTTCTCGGTGAGCCCGAGCCCTTCGTCGTGCGACTTCTCAAAGTTCGTGGTGAGCGACTGGATGCACTGCGAGTGATATTTGAGGATCAGCGACTCCCAGGTATACGGCGGCGCCGGGCCGATGTCGACGAGGTACGGCGGGACGCCGAACGCGCTGCACACCTGTTCCGCGGTCATGCGGAGCTGCTCGACCAACTGGCTGTCCACGGCATTCATCGCCAACTGGTTGAACTTTAGCTCGCCGCCGAGCACGGCGATCTTGCCGTAGTTGTTCCCGCTGAACTGTGTCTGCCACCGCGACTGGATCGCCTCCGCCTGGGCGTTGGTGATGCCTTGCGGGGCGGTGAGAATCGCCGCCGGCTGGGAACCGTTGGTGAAGAACTTCTCGGAGTTCGCCTGGATGCTGAGCCCTTGCACGGCGGCTGTCCCGCACGCGTAGAGCGGTGACACACCGATCAGCGGATGGTAGGGCGCGATCATCGTGTCGTGAATGATCTCGCGCGCCGGCACGACGACTTCGTCCTGCACTCCGGAGAGATCATCGCGGCGCAAACGATAGTAGACCGCGCCGTCGGGTGTGACGAGCGGCGTCACGCGCGTCGGGTCGAGCACGAACAGGCCATTCACCACCTCACGTTGGTCGCGCGCCTTGAGCACGTAGGCGTTCCCGTGGAGGAGCTTCGACCCGATGTACTGCTCGACGTACTTGTTGATGGTCTGGTACCCGTTAGGCTTGCGGATCACTGGGCTAAACGCAGGCGACTCCGTCTCCGTCCAGACGCCGTGTTGATCCTGTTCGACCAGCCGCAGGCAGAGCTTGCCGATATCGGTGGTGATCAATCGGTAACAGGCGTAGACCGCGAAGTACGACAGCGCCGAGCCTGCGCTGATTTCCACGTTGCGCTGCCAGGCGCCGGTGAATGGTTCGGACACGAGCGGCCACCAGCCCCCCTGCGTGGACAGGGGATTGAGCTGCAGCCCTTTCGTGGACAGCTCGATCTGGCGCCCGAACATCCGCAGCGCGAGATGCACCGTTACTTCTTCGTCTCTTTGACTTTCGCGGGCGGTTTCGGATCGGCCGGGTAGCCTTTCCCCTGCACCTGAATCGTGGCCACGTCGCCCTCGTCGGCTTCGTAGGTATCGCCGACTTCGTAGTCCTTGCCGTGATAGCTGTGGGGCTGGACGGCTTTCATCGTAGTCGTCTTGGGTTTCTCGTCGGTGCCGTTGTCGTCCTTGTCCTTCGCCATGCCGTCTCCTTTACACCGTGCCGTAGATCAACTGGACGCCGTCCGGGTGCGGCGGCGTCGATTGGTAGCGTGTGAACATCAGGCCGCGCTCACGCTCAAAGTCATCCCAGGCTTGACGCACGCCAGGAAAGGCGCGGTTGCCATAGTCATCCCCGAGGATCAATCCCCAGGGGCGGACCTTCGGCACCCACGCCTCGAGGTCGGCGCGCACCGCCTCGTAGCTGTGGTCCGCGTCGATGTAGAGGTAGTCTATCGGCTCGGTCCACGTCCGCGCCGCCTCGCGCGTGGTCGTCGGCATCAGCCGCACGTTGTTGACGCCCGCGTCGACGAGGTTCCGCGCACAGGTGACGAGCAGCCACGGCGACGTCGGGGCCGCGTGGTAGATGTCGTCCGACCACGTATCCACACAGGTGAGCACGCCACCCCAGCGTCGGATCGCGAGCGCGACGGGAATCGCGGAGGCGCCCAGCCACGTCCCGAGTTCGACGCAGACCTTCGGCTGATGCTGTTCCACCAGCTCGAGGATTTTTTGGCCGTGATGGAACCAGCCCGGCACGGCGGCCGGATGCTCGAGGATCGCGCGCTCGCGCATGGCCGTCTCAGCCACGCTCCACCTTCGTATAGCCGCGCTTCAGGAGTTCCGCGATCTCCGCCGCCTGCTCCACGACGAGGAACTTCGCCGTCCCGCTGAAGCCGAACTCCGGCGGCGGTTTCAGTTCGACGATGGCCTGTTCAGACAGGGACGGCTTCGGCTTCGACGGTTCGGTACGTATGCTGGCCAATGTGCCCCACCTGTTTCGAGAGATCGTGATCGATGTAGACGACATGCCCCGCCTCGCGGAGCGCCCGACAGAACCCGACATCCTCACCGATGTCGCCGCCGTGGGCGTTGAGCCCGTGTCGAAACCACGGCCGCGGCAGATCCACCACAACGTCCGCACGCATCAGCATTGCGCCCATCCCGCAATAGTCGACCAGTTCGAGGCCGGTCGAATGCGCGTCGGTCGGAACCCGCTCCTCATCGGTGAATGCCGTGAACAACCCGGACTCTTGTCGTACCCGATAGTTGCACGCGACGATCGGCGTGTCGTGCATGTAGAGCAGAACCGCCGTTTCACGTGGAACACTCATATCGGTGTCGAGCCAGAGCACGTGTGTCGCGCCCTGCTTCAGCGCCGCCTCCAGAAACCACTCTCTGCCGACGTGGATGTAGGTCGACGCCACCCACCCGATCGTGACGTCGCTGCCCCACGGCCCGCGCTCGCGTGTGTAGGCGTAGAGCTGCGCGACATCGACGGCGAAGGCGGCCGGCACCTGATCCCGTGTCGGCCCGCCAATCGCCAGTCTCATACGTCCGCCGTCGTCAGGACCAGCGTCATCGTCCGCGTCGCGCCGGCCGCCGTCATGTACCGTGAGGTCGCCGTCGTCACCTCCGCGAGTGCCGCGGCTTCCGTCGTCGCCCGCACGCACACCGGCTCGTAGGCGTGCGTGACCCCGGCGATCGGGGCCACGCCATCCGGATACTCGTACATGACCCGGTAGAGGTACCGGTTCATTCAGGTTACGCGCCCGTCCACGCGACGGCCGTGAGGTAGGTCACGGCGGTGGAGCGTGCCTTGACCCAGGTGATGATCCGCTCGGCCTTCAAGCCGATCAGATTGCGCTGCCAGAGCGAGAGGTAGACGGTCGTGGCGTCGACCGTGTCCGTCGGCGCCGAATCCATCTGCACCGAGGCTTCCCGGCTGACGTCGATCCGTACGCCGCCTTCGTCCGCGACAAAGATCGACGGCGCGTGGACCAGCGCGACCCGGGTCGACATCGTGTTACTGACGATCACCGGCATCCCGTAAAGGGTGCCGCCCTGCGCCGTCATGCCCGGGAACAGCGGATTCCCGAGGCCGTTGAGCGACACCGACAAGCCGAAGGCGTTGGAATCGCTCATCAACCAGACGCACTCGTCGAGCGGATAGCCGAGCGCCGCCAGGACGCCGATGCGGCCGACGAGGTCAGCCTTCGCAAACGCGGCCGTCACGCCGCCCGACGCCGCCGTGGTCGCGCCGTTGGTGATCGACGCCGGCGAGACGTTCGCCGAGACGGCCACCGCCGGATCGGTCAGTTGCAGATCGAGGAACCGCGCCATGCCGTTCATCATTTCGTCGCGCACGAGGGCTTCCGCCGACGGCGTCGAGAGCCGCGCCAGTTCTTCCGAGATGACGATGATCCCGGCGGCTTTCGCGAACGGCACCGTCACCGTCGCGTAGTCGGCCTTCGTCACCGGCTTGGGCTTGTTCTGGCCGACCCAGCCGTACGTCCCGCCGGTGGTCTGCGTCGGAATCGACACGTTGAACGGCACGGACCGAAATCCCGGCACGCGTCCGAGGATGGTCTTCGGCCGGAGCATCTCGAGGAATTCATTCAAGGGCTGGGTCACGACGAGCGGCCCGGCCCAGGTGGCATCGGTCGTGGTGCCGACGGCGATCGCCGCCTTCGTCCGCCACATGTGTTCGACCATCTGCTCCACTTCGGGGGTGCTGTCTTTCCACTGCTTCGCGAACTGGAGGGTCTTGTACGAATCCCCGCCGCCGGCCGCGAGCGCCATACACATGCGGGCGAACGCGGTCCCCTTCGGGACGTTGGCCTTGACGGTGATGACCGGGACGCCGTCGCGCAGCGCGGACGCCGCGATCTGGCCGTGCGTGGTCGTGGTGATCGGGGTCGCTTTGATCAGGTTCAGCTTTTCCTGTTCGTGCAAGCGCACGAGATGCGCGTCGATGCTCTTCAGCTCGGCGGCTTTCGTGTCGTATTCCTCGGTCTGCTCGGCGTCGAGCGTGGTGCCGGTGTCGGCGGCCTTCGTCATGATCTCGGTCATGCGCGCGGCCGTCGCGGCGCGGGTGTTCTCGAATTGCGTGATCTGTTCGGGCGTGGTCATGGCTTTCGCGGCCTTCACCGCGTGGACAACAGGCAAGCCCGTGACGCCGGGCAGATGAGGGCCGGACGCGGCCAGGTCGATCGCTTTGATGCTGTGAATCGTGGCGCTCGCATTCGCGGGCACCGTGACCAGCGACAATTCCATCACTTCGGTCTTGATGAACCGGAAGCCGCCTGTTTCCTTGTTGAACGCCTCTTCAATCGCGCGAAACCCGACGGAGACGCCCGAGACGAGTCCGGCCTTGATGCTCTGCCAGGCTTCGTCGATGCGATCTTTCAGGATGCCCGGTTCGTCGATGATCGGGAGCGTCGCCGTGAATTCGATCCCGTCCTTCGTGGCTTTCTTGAAGGTGGTCGTCCCGACAGGTTTTTTGGCGTCGTGAAAGAGCAGGAGCGGGAGTGGATTTTTGAAGGAGACCCCGAGCGGTTCAATGATGTCACCGACGCGGTCGGGTTCTGGGGTGGTGGCTGTACCTGTGATGACACGACGGTCAGCGTCAACGGCTTTGACGTGGAAGATGGCATAGGCACGATGCACGGTGCCTATGAGGGTGTGACATGTTAGGTCACGCGCCTAATTTAAACCTTTTTATTCGACTCGGACGCGTGACGCAGGACGCGGCGGATCCACTCCTGCACGGTCAGCCGATCGTGTTTCGCGGAGTCTTCACAGGCACGGAGTTGTTTCGCGGGGAGGGATAGGGACAGCGGGACACTCGGATCATCCTCGTCGAGCGGAGGACGGCCGGGGGTGCGCTTCATTTCAGCGCGGCGTCCCATTCGCCCGAGGCGATCAACCGCGTTCGGTGTTCGTTGGTGATCTTCGTCGCGTGTTCCGCATCGCTGGCCCAAACCGTCACATTCAGACACGGCGGCGTTGGCTCCTTCGCCCCGAATGGTGTCCCGCCACGCTTCATGACGAGCGGCCCATCCCAGCCTCCGAGAAAACTACGATCAACCGTTTCCTCGCGGACATGCTCTACGGTGCCATCGCGCAACATGAACACGCGAAACGGTTTCCGCCCGGCATTCATGTCCTCGATGCCAGGGTCGAGCGTCCATTCCGCGACCGTCGCGTCGTCGCCGACGGCGTCACGAATCTGCTGCGCGTTCTCTTTCGAGGAAAACACCCCGACGACGCGGTAGTCGGAATACTCGCCTTGCTCGACCACCCAGATCGTTGCCATCTATCTGCCTCCGAGCACCGTCATGGAATATTCCGGGGGCTTCACCACGGGCTTTCGGATGATCGCCCAATCGATCGCCGTCACCAGTGCCGCGATCCCGTCAATCTTTTCCGGCGCCTTCTCTTTCGCGATCCGCTGTTCTTTTTTCTGGCCATGGAGCACCACAACATTCGCCGCCATCCACGACAGGATCTTGTTGCCCCCGTGACACAGCAGCCCTTTGGTAATCAGTTCCAAGGTGCGCTTCAGGGCTTCGTTGAGCGGCCACCCCTGCGTCGTGTTGACCATCTGGATGCCGGCGCCGGCGAGGACTTGCGCGGTTTCGGTGGCCGATCGCGGATCGTAGGCAATCGCCACCACCCCGTCCGTGCGGCAATCCTCGACCACCGTCGCCCGGATTC